TGATAACCTTGGCTTTGGTAACATCTCAATAAGGTCAGCAGGCGCTTCTAAAACGGTATTGATTATCGTTGTCGCTTCAAAAGATAGATTGCTAAGAAGATTTTTTAAAATGCACTCTTTTTCAGGGTTACTATTGCCCGACAATGCGATATCTTCTAAGTCAACTTCCGTTCCATTATATTTTTGCCTTGGAGTTATGAGGTTTTTAAAGCGGCTTTCAATTGTATGCCAGAGGAGCGTTGAAAATTTGCCTCTTTCTGGATTATAATTTTTTTGGCATTCTACAAAGGCGACGTTCGCTTCTGCTTCAAGAGTTTCAAATTCAATGCCAGTTGTTTTGTGCCATGACCAACAGATTTTTTTAATGAGCCGAGTATAATTTTGATATTCTTGCATTTTGATTTTCTCCTTATATGTTGTTTGTTATTTTAATTGAACAATCTGGGCATATACTATGACTGATTAAGAGATTTAAGTTATTTTTTATTTGTTGTAATTTTGTTGGCGGAATAGATTTATATCTTCCATTTTTTCTTTTAATTTTATTGCACCATGCGCATATTGTTATATATGTTTTCATAATGGTTTTTCTTTATCTCTTTTTTTATAAGTTATGGATTTAAAGCTATCCAGCACCAGGTATATCCAAGAATAATTCCTGCTAATAATATTATGCAAATCCAGGTTATTTTATCTATTATTTTCATTTTCATTTTCCTTTGTTATTTTAAAAAAATTTTTATGTTTTTCAATCTCCTTCAATCAATGGTTTTTAAAAATTATTTTCTTTTATTGCCTTCAGTCCTGCCCTCTTAAGAACGGCTGCTTTGTCTGCGGCAGCTCTGCTTTTAATTTGGCAGGATTTGCAAACTTTATTATTGCCAAGCCAATTAGCTTTGTTTTGCCGATCTTGTACCTTGCCATAGATTTGCTCTCTGCCTGTGTGGCCGCAAGCGTAATTGATTTGATACCATGCCATTTTTATCCCTCTTTCCCCCGTCCAGCCGATAGGTCAGCTTATTTAAATTATTTATTATCTAATAAATCATAAAGTTTTGCCTTCAAATTTATTATGCAATTTTTAAGTTCGTTAATTTTGATTTCTTTTTCATTAATTATATTTTCAAGTTTATATTGTTCTTCTTTATAGTATCTTGTTGATTCTGTTGCATTGTGAGCAACTTCGTTAATTTCAATTATTCCTTGTTGCGCTTCTTCAAGTCTTTCTTCTAATTTGTTTATTTTTTCTTTCTGATCATCCTGTTCATGAGCCTTGATATACTCCATCGAATCAACTGGAAAGTCATTTCTGATTCTTTTGGATGCCCAATTCACAAATTTATCTGAAAACAATGTTGCCAAATAATTGTCTGGATGATTTGTATAGGTATCTCGAAGTTTCTCTAAAATATCTATTTCCTCTGCTTTGTTCATGTTATCTTCTATTTTTAATCTGATTTCCATAATATCCTCCTTTTATTAATTTTCAAATTGGTATAAATTAAGTTCTATTTGAATTTTATTTTCAAGCTTTTTAATTTTTTCTCTTGCACTTTGTTCACTATCGAATCTCTTTTTTAGATGAATCCACTTAAAAGATGCAGGTTCTTTTTCTGTTTTTTCTTTTTTAATAGCAAAATAAACTGTATATTGACTATTTTCTCTTGATTTAGATATATAGCCGACTTCTTTTTTATTAAGTTTTATAGTTGTATGATCAAGTTCAAAAGATCTATACCTTCCTTCATGTATTGTTTTTTTAAAAGTAAATTTCATAATATCCTCTTTATTTTTCTAAAAGTTTTTGCAATCTGGTTATTGTTTTTTGTTCTTTTTGCTCTGCTTTCTTTGCTATTAAAATAATTGTTCTATTTTTTATAATAAGATTGGGTTTAGTTTGTGTCCTATTTTTTTCTTGGTTGTTCATGTTTTGCCCTCCTATGTGTTTCGATTACTAAAATCTCATCAGTGATAGTTAAAATCTATCAGACACATATTTCACTTAACCTCTATTCTACCCTTACCTTTCGGTTCAGAGTGAGGTTGTTTGCGCTCTTCTCATTCCTTGGAGAAATCTTTTAAGACCCTTAAAGTCTCAGGCTCCGTTTTTGTTCTGGCTTAATCCATCCTGCGATTTTTTGTTCTCTGCCAGACTTGGAAGGCAAATTCCCCTGCTATTTGCTGGGGCTTAATAAATCAAGATGTTTTGTATTGGGTTTACTTACTGCCGCCATTGCCCTTGCGGCTCTTGATTTATTATTTAATTTAATTCTCATATTAATTAAGATTATAAAGGCGATTAAGATAATAATCAATATTGGTTAAAGGCGATTAAGAGTAGTTATACTCAATTATATCTTTATTATCTTTATTATCTTTAATTATCATAGATTTACTTTGATTTACTTTGATTTACTAATAACCTATTGAAATCTTTATAAATAATAAATTAAGAAAAACAGTAAAAATTAAAATAAATCATTAAAATCTATTAAAAATAATAATAAATCTTGATTTATATTAGGAAAAATCTTAATATAATATAGACAATTTTATAAATTGTACCATAATTATTTGATTTATATGGTAAAAACAAAGATCAAGAATATATATGGAATTATTAAAGAATTATATAAAAAATTAATCCTATGAAAAAATACACTAGAAAACCGATTAAAAAGCCCTCTGTCGTTAAAAAAAGAAAAGAGAACGCCAAGATGTTAGAGGCGTACGATTATTATTTTTCATTAGGGCCAGGAAGGACATATCAGCAGGTAGCAGAGAAATATAAAGTACACCATCAAACAGTATATATATGGAAGAACAGATTCAAGTGGGACGAACGAATAGCAGAACGAGATCAATTAATAGCAAAGAGGTTGCAACGACAAACAAATAACAACATCGTTAAATCTAAGTCTCAATACAGAGAAGATATAGCGTCCCATCTTTCAATAATTAATGAAGCAATATTAACTGCAATAGATAAAACTACAAAAGAAGTAATTTTAAAAATCAAAACCCCAAATGATCTGAATCTTCTTATCACAGCATATGAAAGATTAGTAAAATTAGACTTAGATCTTGTTAAATCTGGCTCCGATGACGCAGTAGATAGCCCGATTAACAAACTCGTTAATATACTTTCTAACATAACAAATGGAACAAACGGGGCAAATGAGCCTACCGAGGTCAATAATGGATAACTTAGAAAAATTAGCCCCTAAACAAATCCATTATATGCAGAATGCAAACAAGCGCATTAATATATCAGAGGGGTCTGTAAGAAGCGGGAAAACTGTAAGTGCTAATCTTAAATGGATAGAATATGTACTTAATAGCGGTCCTCCAGGCGAATATCTTATGTTTGGAAAAACAGAAAGAACATTAAGAAGAAATATACTCACCCCATTACAGGGATTACTTGGCAATTCATTAAGAATAAATCAAGGTCAAGGGGAAGCGTACCTGAAAGACAAGTTAATTTATTTTGCAGGAGCATCTGATGAAAGGGCTGTCCAGAAAATACAGGGATTAACACTTGCAGGGGCATATGGGGATGAATTAGCATTGGCGCCTGAATCATTTTTCGCAATGTTATTATCCAGATTATCGGTACCAAGAGCTAAATTTTTTGGAACAACAAATCCAGAAGGACCATATCATTGGTTAAAAACAGATTATATAGATAGAGTAAATGAACTAGACATGGCGGTATTTCATTTTAATATTGATGACAATTTGTCTCTTGGGAAAGTTTATATTACAAATTTAAAAAAAGAATATACGGGAGTATTCTATAAAAGATACATAGACGGATTATGGGCGTTAGCGGAAGGAATTATATATGATGTGTTTAATCCAGATGTTCATGTTGATACAATTGTAGGTTCAGATGATTTTCAAAATTATATTGTGGGAATAGATTATGGAACAAATAATCCATGTACGTTCGGGTTATATGGATTTGACGGAGGATTGCCTGTTTATCTTGTTAAAGAGTATTGGTATGATGGGAGTAAAGATAATGTAAAACAAAAAACAGATGGACAGTATGCAGATGACTTAGAAGATTTTCTCGGCAATATAAAGCCTGATGTAGTATATGTTGATCCGTCTGCATTATCTTTTATTACAGAATTAAAACAAAGGAAATTATACAATATAAAAGGAGCAAATAACGACGTTCTTTCAGGCATTAAGTTTATAAGTAAGTTATTATCAGAAGAAAAATACTTTGTTGATAAGAGTTGTGCAGAAACAATAAAAGGATATCAAAGTTATGTTTGGGATACTAAAGCTCAACAAAGAGGGGAAGATAAACCGTTGAAAGTATCAGACCACGTTTGCGATAGAGATAGATATGCTCTGTATTCTCATTTTTTTAAGCGATATTTTCCATCAGGGCAGAAGTATTATAAATGATAATATAGGCAATATAGAGAGATCAATTTAAATGACCTTAAACAATTAGACGGAAAAGAAAAGTAAATAGGGGAATTTGCCATGGCTATTATTGATGAAGTAACAAGAAGGCTAGACGATAAGCATGTTGATTATGAAAGTATGATCTCAAAGTGGTTATTGTGGGGAGCTGCTTATGATGGGGAAGAAGAGTTTATAAAATTAGTACTAAAGCAAAATGCTAGAGAATCTACTGCTAATTTTACAGAAAGATTAAATGATGGAGAAGTATTTAATTATTGCGCTACTGTAGTAGATTTATTTTGTCAATTTCTTTCTCAACAACAAGTGCATCGTGTTTTAGATAATTTGGCTGATGATAAGCAATGGCAGATGTTTCAGAATGATGTTGATTTATATGGGACTGATTACAATGTGTTTTGGAATAATCTTGAGGTGTTTGCTTCTGTTTATGGATTTGTAGGGGTACTGGTTGATAAGCCAAATTCTACATTGACGACAAGAAGTAATGAAATAAATAAATCTATTTATCCTTATTTTAGTGCATATATTCCAGAAAATATACACGATTGGGAATATGTAAGAAACCCAATTACAGCCCGGCCTGAACTTATTTATTTAAAAGTAAAAGAAACAAATGGATATTTAGTATGGACGAAAGAAGAATGGGAAAGATGGGAGTTAAAACAGGGCACTTTAAGCCAGTATAAAAAAACAGAAGAAGGAGTTAATAAATTAAAAGAAATTCCGTTTGTATGGCATACTAATTATGTTAATCTTAAAAAGCCCTATCTTGGGATAAGTGATATAAAAGGATTAGCCCGTATACAAGCTGCAATTACAAGAGATCTAAGCAATGGGTCTGAGATCATTAAATATGCCGCTTTCCCGATGATGAGAAAACCAATGCTTCAATCAAATCAACAACCTTCTTCTGAACAAGATATGGCAGGGGTTACTGCGATACTTGAATTTGATCCTGAACAACCAAATAGTAAGCCAGATTGGTTAGAGGCTAAAGTTGCAGAACCGATAGGCAGCATACTTAGTTGGATAGAAAGAAAAGTATCTGAAATATATAGAACTGCGCATTTGTCTAATGTATATGGGCAAGCAACAAGTAACGAGGCGAGATCAGGGATAGCGTTAAGATATGAGTTCCAGCAGTTATCTGCTGTTCTTACTGCTAAAGGAAACGATCTTGATGAAGCAGAAATAAAAGCAATATATTATTGGTTGAGATGGCAAAATTTAGACAGTATGTTTGATAGTATAACCATTAGTAGGCCAAGCAGTTTTAATATTGATGATCTTGCCGTTCAGTTAGAAAATTGTTTAGTTGCAACAACGATTGTTCAGGCAGAATCTTTTAAGAAAGCTTTACAAAAGAAAATAGCAAGATTAACTCTTCCAGATGAACCAGAAGAAATAATGGCGTTGATTGATAAGGAGATAGATACTACAAAGATGGAAGAAGTAACTCCTCCTGAACCGTTTGTTCCAGGGACAGTAGAGGGAGAAGAATAGAATGGCAATATGCCTGGGGATAGGTAACTTAAGGCCGAAAGTAGAGAAGTCCTACTCTATTTCCCCAGGTCAATTTTAGGATGTTATGAAAGGACGGTAACGATGATAGAAAAAATGAATGTTAATGATGTTAAAGTGGCAAAACCGTTTAGCGGATTATTTACAATTTCACAATCTGTTGTAGATGCTATTGCAGCAGATATGGTTCTTAACGGATATGATGATTCTGCTCCTATTGTTCTATGGGATGGTATTGTTGTTGATGGTCATACTCGTTTACAGGCAGCAAAACAGGCAGGTTTAAAAGAGGTTTATGTTTTTGATGATTATGATTTTAAAGACGAAAATAAAGCTATTGAGTATGCAATCCATAATCAGAAAGATCGTAGGAATTTGTCAGATGGCGCTCTTTTAGAACTTGTTGAAAGAAGAGAAGATAATAGGATGTCTAAGGTAGAAGTTGCAAAAAACGCAATAAAAATTAAGAATGAATCTTCTATAAAATCAAATAGCTCTACTAACATTGATGTCAATGTTAGTAAGATAGATTTTGCCGAGGAAGTAGCAAGAGACCTTAATATTGGTAAATCTAAGGCTCAGGAATTATTAACTGTAAAAGATCAGGCTTCTAAAAAAGAAAAACAAGATATAAGAGACGGGAAAATATCTCTTCATAAAGTTAGTACTAAAATCAGACAAGGCAAAAAGGCTAAGAAAAATAAAAAAATAGACCCCACAGAATCTTCTATAAATTCAAATAGTTCCAGCTTTATTGACGGCAATAAAGCTCCCGTGGATTTTGCTGGAGAATTGTTAAATGGAATCAAAACTTATCTCTCTAATGCTTTCACCGAAGGCAAAACTTTGGGCATCCCAAAGAGTAAAATCAAGCAAACAATTACAGAATCATTATCTGAATTGATGAAAGAAAACTAAAAATGAATATATCCCAAATATATGCCCAAACAGAAGATCAGATAGATAAATTACTATTAAATAATCAAAAGTTGTTATCTAATAGTATTAAAAAGCTTGAGAATAATATTATTGATAAAGCGGCCGACAAACTATCTATTGCAAGAGCAGGTGATATTAAATCGCAACGAACATTATCAAGCGCCGTCCAGTATCATAAAAGTCTTATAAAAGAGTTTAAAACAGTATATGAGGATGCTGCTATCAGAGCAGTTGATGGATTCAATAAAGTTAACGGTATTATATCAAAGGAATTTAAGGGACTTGATATCCCTCTTTCGTTTACAACAGCAGACAAAGATATGTTTAATGCTTTGCATAGCGCTACAATTGATAGCTTTCAAAATTTGGGCAATGATGCACTTAATAAAATAGCCCAATCAACATACGATGCAGTACTCGTAGGAAGATCGTTTGCAGAATATGTTGACAATATAAAAAGCGTATTAGCAGGAGGGCAGTTAGAAAGATATGCATCATTAAAAGCGCATGATTCGTTAATGAATTATTATACCAGATTAAATGTAAAGAAAGCAGCAGACGCAGATATTGATACATTTTTATATTATGGGAATATTATAAGAGATAGTCGCCCATTTTGTGTTGCAAGGGCAGGGAAAGTGTTTACGCTTGAACAAATTCAAGAAATGGATGGAATGTCATGGACAGGCAAAGCGCCTGGTTTAACATTAATAAACAGAGGCGGATATAATTGTAGACATTCCTGGCATCCTGTAAGACCCGAATGGATTGAAGATGGACAGATTGAAGTACAAAGATGGCCAGCTGAAGGGGTAGCGTTTGCAGAGGTAATACCAACGGTTGAATTAGGGGCAATAACCTCAGGTTCAAAAGTTAGTACAGCACAAGATATATTATATCATTATGAAATTTCAGCTGATGCCGCTTATGGTGGAGATGTAACTGCAGGAGAACTTAAAAAGAATATTTCTAAAAGACTGGGCGAGCGAATGGAGTCTCTTAATATATCAGAATGGAATAAATTTAAGAAAGAATTTTCTGGGTCTTTAGCAGGAACTTCTTCTGAACAAATGAGCGCAGATACAGTAGATAATCTTATTCGACAATGGGCGTGTACAAGCGGAGATAATAATCCTCCAAGTATTATGATGCAGTTAGCAGCAGAAAAAGAATTTGGATTAAAAGGTAGTTCTATTTGGTGGGATAAAACAGCATTAGCAGAAGCACAAACATTATTTAAAACGCATGAAGTAGCAGCAAGAAGATTTCTCAGAGAAATGTATAATGATACACAGACCTATTTAAAGAAACAAGGATTGAAAACAGTTAGAGTTGCAAGAGGATATATTGGGGATACCGGAATAGCTCAATCAACAAGAGATAATTTAATATCGAAAATTAATATAAAATTACAACCAATGTCAAGTTTTAGTAGCGATATGAGAACTGCAAGAAGTTTTGCGATTAAAGAGGCGGAAGATTCTGCTATATTTTTTGCAGACATTCCAGTAAATAGAGTATTATCTTGTCCAGTTACAGGATATGGATGTGAAAGTGAATTTGAATATGTTGTTTTAGGTTCTCAAAAAACTGGAGGGGAAACAGTACTTGTTTCTTCCTTAAAAAGATGGGGAGAAAGTAGCTGGTCTAATCTTTTTGGCAGTGGAAGTGAATTTAATAAAAATATAACTAACGCAATATATGGAGCAACTAAATAATGAAAGCAATAGAAATAGATGCAGATTTATTAAACTCAGATTGGACAAAACAATCTTATGATTTGCCAATTGGAAAAGAATTAGATGAGTTTTTAAAATTAAATAATATGACGATGGATGATTTTAAGAAATTACCAGCATATTATTTGCCAAGACAAAGAAAAAAATTATAGATATTAGTTAAATATTAGTTAAATATTAGTTAAATATTAGTTAAATATTAGTTAAATATTGATAATTAAGGATATTAATATAATAAATCTTGATTTATAATAGAAAATTAATATATGTATAAAATAATATCTAATAATTTGATAATGAAAAGACGGAAGTCTTAACAAACAATAAACAGAGTAGGCAGAAGCCTAACGAAAGGTAGTAACTATGAAATTAAAACTTGATGAAAATGGCAACGTAGTAGTGATTGACGAAAAGCCTGTTTACATTGATAAGGATGAGAAAGAAGTTGTTATCGATGTTATGCAACTCTATTCTAAAATTCAAGCAGTAAACAGTGAATCGGCAGCACGTAAAAGAAAGATACAAGAGATGGAAGAAAAATTGGTTGTCCTTGCAGATATTGAAAATCCGGTAGAATGGATGGCTAATGCAAAGAAAGCCGTTGAAACTGTTCAAAACTTATCAGATAAGAAATTGATTGACGCAGATAAAGTAGACGAGTTAAAGAGACAGATTAAAGAAGCGTATGATATTAAACTTGCTGATTTAGAAACAGTTAAAACAACAGAAATAGCAAACAGAGATAAAATTATATCTGACAAAGACGGTAAAATTTATCAATTAATGGTTTCTTCCAGATTTGCATCTTCGCCATTTTTCTCAGGGGAAGATTCTAAAACTGTTCTTCTCCCTGAAATTGCAGAAAGTTATTTTGGTAAACATTTTAAGGTTGAAGAAACAGAAACAGGGGAATTGATTGTAGCAGGGTATATAGGGGAAGATAGAATTCCGTCCAGAAATAATCCTGGAGAGAATGCAGATTTTGAGGAAGCGATTGCAGAAATTATTGATCGTTATCCGATGAAAGATCGTATTTTTAGAGCGGGAGCAAGTGGGTCTGGAAATTCTGGGCAAGACAATAAGGGTGAAAAAGGAGACATTGCGGCTTTAAAAGCAAAGTATAAAGATGCTCTTACAGCAGGTAATGCAAGTATGGCAATTACATTTAAAAATCAATTACACGCTAAAGGTATCTCTATTTATCAGTAATTAACCATAATTATTGTATATAAAAACGGAGTGCCAATTTAGCATTACAAAGGAGAGAAAATTATGGCTAATGCAGCAGCAGTAACATCAGTATGGAATTGTCCTAATTATATAGGTGAATTATTTATGATTGGGGCAAATCAAACTCCGTTTTTAAATATGATTGGGGGTCTTGGTGGAGCAAGATCAAAGCAGTGTGCATCTTTTCAGTTTCCTATTGCCCAGCCTTGGAGCCTTGAAGGCGCAGCACAACCGGCTATTACTGAAACAGATTCTCTTACCGCTCCTACTCCGACCACTTATGTTCGGGGGCAGGATACTAATACCGTCCAGATATTCCAGGAGCAGGTATCTATTTCTTACGCAAAACAGTCTGTAATTGGAGAAATTAGCGGGCTATCTATTTTAGGGAATCAGCCTGTCTCTAATGAGAAAGATTTCCAGATTGCAGCTAACATGAGACAAATTGCAATTGATGCGGATTATAGTTTTCTTAGGGGTACCTATGCAGCGGCAACCGATGCGGCGACAGCAGCTAAAACAAAAGGTATAATCACAGCAGCGACCAGCAATACAGTCGCGGCTGCAGCAGCGGCATTAAGTAAAACTCTTATCGACACTTTGCTTAGAACGATGGCAGGCAATGGTGCTCAGTTTATGGATATGGTTATTTTCTGCAATGCTTTTCAGAAACAGAAATTAACTAATATATATGCATACGCTCCGGAAGATAGGAATGTTGGTGGAGTAAATATTAAGCAAATTGAAACAGACTTTGCGGTTATTGGGATTGTTTATGCGCCTAATGTGCCGGCGGGAACCATACTGGTTGCGGATATGTCTGTTGTTTATCCTGTCTTTCTTCCTGTTCCAGGCAAAGGGGTTCTTTTCTACGAAGAACTTTCTAAAACAGGAGCATCTGAGAAAGGTCAGATTTATGGACAGATTGGAATTGACTATGGCCCGGAAGAATATCATGGAACAATTACCGGATTGGCTACTTCTTAGTCATCCTCCATTTAATTTTTAACAATAATAGGAGGATAGATTATGGCCAAATCAACAATATTTGATTATGATGATTCAATGAAAGTTCGGTCTCCAAAAGAGAGAGCTTTTATGGAGGAAGTGCATGATGCCATTACTACTCACGCTACTACGACTACATCGTCAACTACTACAACAACTACTGTTTAAAGTGGAAGTAGCGAAAGGAGGATAAATTATGGCTAAGAGTAAGATATTTGATTATGATGACTGTATGAAAGTTCGGTCTCCAAAAGAGAGAGAATTTATGGAAGAAGTGCATGATTCAATTGTGACTCATGCAACAACCACAACCACAACCACAAGCACAACAAGTACAAGCAGTACGACATCAAGTACTTCAAGTACTTCAAGTACAACTTCAACTACATCAAGCACGTCAAGTACAAGTTCAACAATTTCAACAACGAGTACTATAAGTACAACAAGTTCTACTAGCAGTACTATTTCAACTACATCATAGAAAAGGAGGATTATGGCTATTTTTTTACAAGGTGACAAACCGGCGATACTTTGGAATCCCAAGGAAAACAAGCCTTGGTTTGCTTTTCATCAAAGGAGAATAGAAACAGAAAATCCAAGGTTAATCCATGTTTTAAGAAAATATGGGTATGAACAATTGGACGCTCCTGTAAAGGCAAATGTAACTCCTGCGGGGAATATAATTGGAGATACTACTCTTGGTATCAACGAAGTCATTCCTGTAGCCAGAAAAAAAATACGATTAAATAGAGATTTAACAACATAAGGGAGCCTTGTTAAATGGCGACTACTACAACAAGTACAACAACTACAACGACGAGTACTCAGCCTCCTTATTCGTCCGATGATGATTTGCTTAAGAGAAGAAGTAATATAATTAGTTTAGGGATAGGGAGTTGGGCTTTTACTCATTATAAAGCAAGGGATATCGTTAATCGGGATTTAGAAAGCGGGTGGTATAGACAAACTTGTGGAGAGAAGGGGGTTGATTATAGATTGACTCCCTTCTCCCCTGGAAGAATGCTTAACTGGGAAACACAAGTTAAAGATTTGTCGGTATTTAAAACATTTGAGCTTGCTTATGAGTACTTGTCTAAAGATTCCGAAACAGATGTATATATGGCTTTATCAGATAGGTATGCAAAGAAGTATGAAATTGAATTTAAACGTATTATTAAAGCGGGGATTGATTACGATTGGGATGCAGATAATGTGGTAGAAGCATTAGAAGAAAAAGCTTATCAAAAACTTCCAAGGCAATTGTCAAGGATATAGATGGCGACTCATGTACAAGTAATTGATCGAGATGTAGCTTTGGCGTTAAAAGCATTGCAAGGGGCTTTAAGCGATATACGAGTTAAAAAATTACTCCTTGAGTTAGGATTTTTTGCTAAGACAGGCATTCTTGAAAGAACAGCGGCAGGAGTAGATGTAGACAATAGTTTGTTTACTCCATATTCTAATGCGTATAGATTTTTTAGATTCAAGGCAGGGAGGCCAGTAAATAAGGTAGATTTATTTTTTAAAGGACATATGATGGGGAGTATGTCGGTTAAGGCAGATGCAAGTAAAGCAACTGTTTATTTTGCAGATAAGGAACAATCAAGAAAAGCAGAGAAACATCATTATGGGATGAATAAACTTCCAGAAAGAAAGTTTTTTGCTATAAATTTGGAAGATATTCAAGGGATAGAAAAAATAGTAGATCAGCATATTGCAAAGGCGATGATATAATGGCAGTTAATAGTATAAGAGAACAGATTATACAAAATGTAATTACTTCTCTTGAGGAGATTGCAGCCATATCTACTGTTGCGAGAAGAAAGTTGGGATTTTCGGAGCTATCTTCCATTCCTCAATCTCAGTTGCCTTTTATAGCAGTTACAGCAGGATTGCCGTCAGGTACTTTAAAAAGATCATCAAGAGTCCAAGGCAATATTGATAAGATAATTTCAGAGTTAAGCATTGAGCTTATTGTTTATGGACAGGATAATGAGAATCCAGATCAAGCGATATCGTCATTAGCGGATGATATTTGGACAAAATTATATGAAGATCCACAGAAAGGAAATTTAGCAATTGCAACATCTTTAACAACTAATGTCGAGACAGGCATTTTTGATCCATACTATGCCTTTTCGATGATATGTATAGTACAGTATGTACATACAATAAGGGGGATATAAAAATGCCTACACCAGCAGATACAGGAAATTATACAATAGGGAAAGGGATTCTTTCAATTGCAGCATGGGTGGGAGCTACTCCTCCTGTTGCTTATACAGATGTTGGTAACGCTTCTTCAATTGAGGTAGAACATACTATTGAAAGATTGCCACATTATAGTTCAAGACAAGATTATAGACTAAAAGATAAGAATCCTATCATTCAAACAGATTATATGGTTACTTTTGTTTTAGATGAGATTGCCGTTGAAAATTTAAAATTATTTTTGTCAGCTACAGAAGCGAGTGGCGTCCTTCATGCTCTTCAGGCAGCAGATACTGAATATGCTCTTCAGTTTGTTTCCAATAATCCGATTGGGCCAAATAGAACATGGACTTTTTGGAAAGCAACGTTAACTCCGGGAGGTCCGCTGTCTCTTATCGGGGAGGAGTATATGTCAATGTCATTTACAGCCGAAGGTCTTGCTGATACTACAAATCATGCGAGTAGCCCATATTATGATGTAACATATACAACTACTACAACTACTACAACTACTACAACTACTACTGCGTAATGAGGAGATGATGAAGCAAAGAAAAATTATAAAGTTTGGAGATAGAGAAATACAAATTAACGAATTAACGGTTAAGGAAGTTTTGTTTCTTTTGTCTAAAATAGGGTTGGTTCCTATGAAGCCGGAATATGATTTGACTGAACAGTTTAAAGATAAATCGATATATGAGACTATCCTTTCTTTAGCTTCCGATGTTACCACTAAAGAAATTGTTGGTTTATCTCCGTCAGAAGTGAAAAAGCTATTTGACGTTTTTATGGAAGTTAACCAAACAACTTTGGATATTGCTAAGTACATGGGGTTAGAAAAAGCATTTGAAGATACTAAAGATCAGATTGTAAATACTTTTATAAGGGAATGTGTGGTCGCATTTTCTGGACAAGTGGAGAGAAATATTGACAACTCAAGTCCGAAACAGGAGAAAAATATCACTAAGTGAAAGGTATTATTGGGTAAATGAACTCACTATAGGAGATATTTTTAACTTATATTATATCGTTGACGATATAACCAATGAATCTGATTTTAAACAATTGTTTTCTAAATTGATTCAAGAGGATTCATTGGTCGGATTTATTACCAATTGTCCATTTCAAGTGCTTTTTCAAATTAATCCTTCCGAATTAAAAATTATATACGATGTTTTTTTAGACATCAACAAACAACTTTTTAACAAATCTATTAAACAAACTACCGCTCCCCAAACTTTTGATTCATTTATTTTTGCATTATTTGATTTGCAGTGCAGGCTCATAGAAGCAGGACACTTAAATGCAATGGATTATGGATATTCTTATTTTGTTAGAGCGATTAATAATTATGAACAAAGTAGATCAAGAAATATAGCAGAGTATGCTGTAGCATCAAGAAATGCTTATCATGCAGATAATAAAGAATGGAAAAAATATATAAAAGAATTAATAAGATGGGGTTAAGATAATATGGCTACTAAAGAAATGGAAATAATTATTACTCTTAAAGATAAGTTTACTAAGGGTATGAAAAATGTTTCCTCTCAAATGCAAACAATTGGAGATAGAGCCAGAAATGTAAGTGGGATGGTTTTTAATCTTAAAGCTGCATTACTTGGTCTTGGGGCAGGCATAGTTGTTAATAGTATTGTTAAAACTAAAAACGAGTTTGTAAAGTATCAAAAAACCCTTGAAACATTAGAAGGATCTATTGGTAAAGCTAATGCTAAATGGGCAGAGATGCTTCAGTTTGCTGAGGAAACTCCATTTAGCATCGCCCAAGTTATGGAATCGTATAAAACTTTAAGAGCATTTGGGTTAGAACCTACTGTTGAGATGATGACTACATTGGGTGATACTGCCGCTGCTCTTGGAGGATCAGATGTTTTAGGACGTATAGCATTAGTACTTGGCCAGATTAGAGCACAAGGGTTTATGACCGCCCAGGATATGAATCAGTTGGCTAATGCTGGTATTAATGCTGGCGAAGTAATGTTTAAAACTTTTGGTGTTGCAAGAGATCAAGTTGCCAAATTAAGAGATCAAGGAGTTACTGCGAATGATATTATTACTGCTCTTCTGGATAATATGAAGAGTACTTTTGGCGGTCAGATGGCAGCTATGAATAAAGAGTTATCTGGCCAATGGGAAATGTTAATTTCTATCTGGGAACGATTTACTGTAAAGATAATGGACAGTGGTATTTATGATTATATAAATAAGGTGCTTACTGGTATTAATGATAAAATTATAGAATTACGGGAATCGGGCAAGCTTGATGAATGGGCGGAAAGTATTTCAACAAAAGTAATAAATGCGTTTGAGAAGATGGTTATTGGTATTGCTGATGCTTATGATATTTTAGCCCCAATAATGTTGAATTTTGGAAAGGTATTTTCTGCTATCTGGGATTGGTTTAAGAGTTTACCTACTTGGGTACAAACAGCGGGGATAGCGGTAGCAATTATGGGAGGAACAAGTGCTAAAGTTGCTGTTGTTATGTTAGCTGAGCTTTATAAAGCCGGCGAAAGGTTTTATGTATTATTTAAAGAGTTAGGAAGAAAAGCTATTGGTAGTGGGTCAGCAATAGAAAATTTAACAACTGAAATTGCTTTTCTTGAACAGGAATTAAAATTTAAAGATTGGAATTTTCTTGAACCAGAAGAAGTTGAAAGTTATACTAAAAGGCTTGTAATGCTAAAAGCCGAATTGAGGAAATTACAAGACCAAGGAGCAAAAGGTGTTGGGCTTGATGAAATAAAAATAGATGAATCCATGGGTGTAAAAGCAAGGAAAGGTTTAGCGGCACTTAAAGAAGTAGCAACAGAAACATCGGCTACTGTTAAGTATGCGGCAGAAGATGTAGGGAAAATGCTTACTCAAGTTTTTAATGATGCTGAATTTGAAGATATCAAATCAAGAATAAAAGCATTGGCGGATACCTCTGGTAAAGCTGCTATTGAAATGACTAAGGGAATGAAAGAAACTATTGATAGTTTTATAAAGCAGGCAGCCAAATTATATCAAGCAGCCAAAGAGGAAGCTGAATCTTATGCTGCAAAAGTCATAGAAGTTGAAGCTACCATCCGTTCAATAAGAATGAGTACTGCGGATAAGATTAGGGATTTACAACGTCAGTTGATGACAGATGAGAAGGCTTATGCAGATGAACAGTTACAAGCAGCTCAGAAATTATCTGGTGCAAAGAGCGCACTAGCTCAAGGTGATTTGAATTTAGCAAGATCGCTTGCCCAGGAAGCAGAGTCTCTTTATGCTGGTCTTGCTAGAGAAGTTACAAAAGACATTGGGGGTCAGTCTATTATATCTCAATCTCTTGCAACTTCAGTTGCAATCGCTACTCAGGGAATACAGCAAGTAGGTAGTTTTTCTGTTCAGGTGGAAGAAAAGCAAAAAAGTATGTATCAAGCTCTTGAAAATGAAGCAATAAAAAGAATGGAAGTGATCAAGAAAAAGATGGATGAACTTGCTGTTGCACGTATTGCTAATATTGAAATTAAATTGACAGAGGTCGAGGCTGCTCAGAATGCTATTAACAAATTAATAGCAGATGAAACAAAACATATTAGTATAAAGGTTACTAAAACGATTGTTACTGCTGAGGATAGTGGGGCTGAAACAGAAGGGAGGCAACGTGGGGGAATTTTTCCTGGATATGGTGGGGGAGATAAGATAAATGTATTAGCAGAGGCAGGGGAAGGCTTTGTTAGGAAGGAAGCAATACGAAAATACGGGAGATCTTTTTTTAATGCTTATAATTCCTTAGCTTTGCCAATAAATCAAGCTACACGTTTTCTGAAGGCACGCATAGGAGGGATTATAGCACCTGACTTGACTTCGTTTCAACAGAAGTTTCAAGCCGGGGGATTAGTCGCTCAACCAAGCTTTAAATCCCTGGGGACAATAGATTTAAAAGTTGGGTCACACAGTTATCCAGTATTGGGGAGTATAAGTGTTCTTGAAGAATTAAAAACAGCAATTAAACGGGAAGGGATGCTTCGGAGTAACGGATAATGGCAATTACATTAGAAGGGATAGTATTACCAGATCTTGTAGATGAATTAGCATTTCAGTGGGCTGGTGTTGAATCTATAGTTGATAGAGCCTTAGATGGATCTTTAATAATATGGGAGCAGACAAAAGAAGGGAGGCCAATTGATTTGGTGGGAGGAAGTGATTGGGGCTTTATTACTTATGAAATTTTAGAGGATTTACAAGCTCTTGCTTCGGTCCCCAATGCTGTTTATACTTTGAGTTATGAAGGAGTAGAAACAGTGGTGCGTTTCCGTAATGAAGATGCACCAGCTATTGAAGCCGTCCCAATAATAATTAGACCAAATCCAGCAGTAGCAGATTATTATAATAATGTTGTGATTCGGTTGATGGAGGTAGAGTGAAATGAGTATTCAAGCATCGGATGTTGTTTTTCGTAAATCAGCTTTCATAACCGATACGATTTCTAATGGAGGCCGAAAAGGTCAAACTCTTGTAGTATCTGGTTCGAGACATGGTCTTTTCCCAAGAGTAACTAAAGTAGAAAGGACAGCTGGAGTAACGAGATATCGAAAAGAATTTTGGTGTAATGAAAATGCCGACGATTACGTTGCTTATGACGTTCTACTCTTTTTAGAATTTCCTTCGAATGGAGGCGATCGTTTTGCTATTGGTAAGGGCACACAGATTGATACTCAAAGTACTATTATATCTGCTTCCCCGGATTGGTTAGGCATTGGTTCTTTAGAGACTGCTTTGGTTGGAACAGAAACTGAAGTTGAATTGCTTATGGAGAGCAACGATTTTGTGTTTCTGAATGGTGGGTATCTGCATCTTACTAATAAATTTGATGTTGCTCAGACTGTAGACGCAGATGTTGATATTGGAGATTCTGTTACATATGGTAGTGGCACTTGGTCTAAGATTGCTGCAACAGATGATATTGTATATCCCAATGGCCTCTATGTTGGTAATGACGTAGTAATGACTACTAAAGAAGCAATGAACGAGGAGTGGCTATTATTAAAAGATTATCTTTATACAGATGAAGATATTGGAGATGGTAATGGGGCTAATCTTACTCCAGCTCTTACCAATTTATTACATGGTACGAATGGTATTTGTTCTCAAAGTGGTAAGCTCCCAGTTGTAACTGCTACATGTGGAGGTGTTGCAAGAACAGTTAATGTTTCTGCGGCCGGTGTGTGTTCTGGTTACTGTACTGCTGGTACGCTGAATATGGTTGACGGAACGTGGACTACTAATATTACGTGGACTACTGCGCCCGACCTTGCAACTGATATTACAATTACATATAGAGAAAATTGTTTTATATATGCGGGCAATGTAGTCACAGTTTATTTAGATGAACAGGTTGCTAATGCTTATTTAACTGCTAATTCTTATGGAGCGGGTTGTATTCATGAATCAGAAGTAACGTCATCTTCTTCAGGATGGACGGAAGTCTCCGCTCTTGGCACTTATGATGAGACGTCTTATCCTCTCGTTTTGTATAACGATGGGACTGAACGGGATTCCTGGACAATCACATTTACAAGTGCTATTGCCTTTACTTGTTCTGGTGTTAACGAAGGAAGTATAGGGGCGGGTAGTACAGCAGCTGACTTTTCTCCTGTTAACCCCAATACTGGAGAGCCGTATTTCACTATCGGAAAAGATGGTTGGGGAGGAACTTGGATAGCAGGAAATACAATCACATTTACTACAAATCCATCAGCATTTCCGGTTTGGTGGCGAGAAATAGTTCCTGCATTGACTGCTCAACAAGCAGATAATTTAGCTGTTCTGGGTTTTTATTGTGAATAGATTATGGCATCTTTAGTACTAATACTTGGTAATATTGAACAGACTCGTGGGTATCAAAAGACTATAAATTCTTTTGGTGAACAATCTCAAAATGCGGTCTCAGTAGGTGCGGGTATAGATGAAAAACAATTGGCTTTGTTGAATTTAGGAGTTTGGGCACAGGGAATAAATGCAGTTGTGTTATCTATTTCTTATGGTGATGTTATGTCTTATCAGAAAGTATTGTTAAAAATAAATGAAATAGATCCGATTCAGAGTAATCAAAAAATATTAATTAGTTTAAGAAATCCAATAATGGTCTTTCCTCGGGGATAATAAATGGCGATAACTTTTGATATACTGCTTGATGGAATTACTATTACAAATAGGATTAACAAAGCTGAAATAGAATATAGTGAAAGCAACGTTCATAATTCTATTGCTATTACTTCTACGGATAAGGATTTGTTCCCTCTTGCTGATCCTACAATATTAGAAGGTACATCTCGTATAAAAGTAGAAGTAGGGACAAGAATAATTTATTTTTTATTTGAATCAATATCTGGAGATGAAAAAGAATTTACATTATGGGGAAGAAGTCTTTCTGCAAGGGAAGAAAATCCTTATGCTACGGATTTAGAATATGAACTTGAAGGTTCTACCCCCGTTCAAACAGTAGTTGAAGAAATTTTAGAAGTGAGTACTTTCGATTGGCAAGTGTCTGATTGGAATTTACCTTCTTCATTTGAGTTTACTGGTTCTCCAATGGAAGGGGTCCAGCAAATTGCTTCTGCTATCGGGGCGGTTGTTAGATGCAAAGACGATGGAACTATTTACGTAAGACAGAAATTTCCAGTAAGGCCCATCGATATGGGAGCTAGTGTGGTTGCAGTAAATTACAATAGAATGCATTTAATTGCTCTTAGTTATGAAGAGGGCAAAGGTAATGGTTATAATGAGATAGAAGTTATTGGTGCTACAAGTGATGTTGATTTGCCTATTTTAGCATTAGATGAAGATAGTTCTTCCCCGGAACAAGGAGAAGAGGTTTATGTTCGTGCTTATTGGGCTGGTAAGAAGCCAACTGTTACTCCAACACTTTACGTAACGGATGGGTCTGTAAGTTTTGTTAAAGATGATACAGATGAAGAAACGGAAGTTGTTATTTTTGAAAATGGTGTTGGCAGTGTATCTAAACCAATTTCTTCTATTAAGACTATTACTTGGATCGGGGATTCTGGAGTTAATGTTTCCTACGAAAATATATATGATACAGATTTGGAAATAGATGATGAAGCATATAGAATTGCTGAAATTGTTTACAATACAAATTACTCATTATATAGGTTAAGTGGTCATGATGTTGAACAGTTAATTTTTTTATTAACTTTTGGTGGGGAGTCTGATGTTACAGTTACAGTTGAAATGGGTGGTGGGGGAAATCCAGCTCCGACTCTTACCCAGTCTCTTCTTACTTCTCAAAACATAGCGGTTGTTGCGGGAGCCGCGTGGCTTGATGATAATAGATATAATTGGAGAAAAATAACAATAGAAACTCCATATAATGATAATGCTATTGACGGGGTTTTGGTTTTTATCAATGATGCAGAAGTACAATGTTTTGGAAAATATCACGTAACTGTCTGCAAAATTAAGTTTGATGGAGTTCGAATTGTTAATGAACTGGAGGTTCTTCAATGTCAAGTCTCTTAGAATTATTATCTTCAGACACAAAACAAGTACTTACTGGGAGTATCCAAAATCGTCAAGCCAATGGAAGATATAGAGTTGATGTAGAAGGGAAAACGATTACTGTTCGTTCTTTAGCAGGTTCTGTTTTATCTAAAGGGTCTAAAGTAATTGTGGTTCAAGTTCAAGGAGAATATTATATCACTAATAAAGAGATGGTTAAAGACAGACAACCATTAAGGGTGGCAATCAGTGGCTGAAAAATCACTTACAATTTCTTTTTCAATACCAAGTAGTGAAACACTTATCAGCCTTTCACTTGACGATGTTGCGAATCAGGGCGTGACTTCTTTCGAGATAACGGATGTTGTATATTTAAAATTTTTGTCTGCAAGCAATGCATCTTTTATTGTTGAAAGAAGTAGTGGAATTGGTTCAATAGTTGGGGAGAATATATATTATCCAATTGAAGAAGAAGTACAATTCATTCATACTAATGAGGCATCCTTAAGCCATATTCCAGTAAGTGGTGTAACGTGGGACTGGGTTGGTATTAGCGGAGGGACTCCACTTTTTAATAACGAAAAAGTAACTGTACCGAATGAAGTTACTGCAGTTCTTAAATGTATTTATTCAACAAAAGGGAGCCGACTTTCGCTTATGTCGAGCGCTGTCGGTACTGTTCTTGTTGTTGTTACTCAAGGGACGGGAGATGATGCACAAAGGGCGAGTCTTTCTGTTGCTTTTGCAGCATCTACTACTGATCCGGCCATTCCGGTGGCATATGAATTAGAAGTTAAAGATTTTTGTAATGATGATATTCTTTCTGGAGTGGAAGTTTATTTAAATGGGTCTTATAAAGGACTCACGGATGCTAATGGTATTATAAATTTAGGATTGTTATTCCCCGGAACTACACATACATTAAAAATGGTTAGAGATGGGTATGAAAATTCTGATGAGGATAATTTAAATAATGATTCGTTTGTGGTAGCATAATGGAGACTATAACTACATATTTGTGTTGTAAGAAAATGGTGGCCTTTGAAGATAATTATTTTGATCCTGATATTATATCAGTAGTATCTGGAAAAGTCAGTACAAAAATAATTAAAAAAAGTGCTGAGTGTTCTCCGGATGCTGTAAAACTTACAACTAAAATGATTGGGGTGGGTGTTTCCCGATATTGTAAATTATTTAATACCGGTGTTATTTCTGTAGTAGAAGATAGACAAGCGATAAGAAATTTAAAGATTACGTATTCGCATTCAGACCATTGTCAGTGGGCGGCATCAGTGTTGTGGGTAAACGGCTCTAATAGAACGTTGTATCCACAAATATTTCCAAGAAATTTAATTCAAATTTCTTTTCCAATTGGAGGCGGGGCTTGTCCAGATTCTAAAGCAGATGTTTTTGGTGGTGGAGGAGAAAGTGAAGTTAATGTTAAAGCTTATTGGGATGATGGTGATCCTGAAAGTTCCTCTCAAGATATTATTCCTGGAGATGGATTAAACGTTTCGTGGTATTTTAGTGATGGAATTAATGAGGAAAGAGTTTTTGCTGCACAACAATATTTTTCTACTGATAATTTAACTGGTGGATTAATTACAGCGGTCAATGGTGAATATGGAAGCGAAGATATTACTTATACTGTTAATATAGAAGGGGAATCTATAATATGTGTTTCATCAGATTTTGTTGAGTATGCAGTAGGTGATTGGGTTACAGTCCAATCATCTGGGAATGTTATTTTACCTTTGAAGATAGGAAGTTTTACAAATTAATGGCAAGCACGCATGAATACATAGAATATATTGCTGGTGATTTTGAGGGGTTATTGGATACTGCTGTGGCTACGGGCACAATTATATCTGTAGATCATAATGCCGATACTGCCGTTGTAGATATTGCCGGAATTGGCGTGGTTAGTGGGGTTCCTATATTTTATCACTGCGCCGGAAAAGAAGAGGTTGAAGGTGGGGCTGTGGCCTTCTTAGAAGGTGATTCCGTATATGTTTTAAATAAGGATGGGGATTTAACAATAACTGGGTTTGTTGATGGATTGAAAAGCTGTAGTTGGAAATTTAAATTATTTAGGGACGATGATACAACTATTAGAGATGGGGCAGGTAATATTACGACGCCTTCTGGATTGCCGATAGATATTTATAATTTGGAAGCAATACAATTATGGGGATTGTATGATGGCAGTATAGATTTTTATAGTGCTCTTCCTGGTAATCATGGATGGTCTTCGAGCTATTGGGTGTATAATGAAGGAACCGGTATTTGGCATTATGATGATACCGATCCAGATTATCCTGAATGGGCGTGGAGAGGGACTTATAATCCAAGTACTGGATATTTTACTGTTGAGCAAGTTAATCCAAGTGATGATAAATTGTACTGGCCTTTTTTTAAATGTGTTTCTCCAACTTCAGCAACTGATCCTGCTGGGAATGCTGCCGTTACAACTTCCATTATAGATAATAATATAGGAATAATTATAAAGCTTACTGCCGCTGGTAATTCTCAAACATTGCAGACTCCTACTGATATTATTGCTGGAAGAACTTTTACTGTAAAGGCTAAGGAATGTAACATGAGTTATGTCATTACTGTTAATGGCATTGTTTTGGGTGCTGGTGAATCTCAAGGATTTACGTGGAATGGTATGGCGTGGGAAACTTCAACTGTAAGGTTGATGTATGCATTAGATTCTCAATATCCTTATATTTATAAATATGCTGAGAAAACCCAGCTTTCTGATAGAATTTCAGTTGGTAATTGTCAAGATAATATTCCGTATTGGGAAGAATTAGACCAAGAATATTCTCCATCTATAGGTGCTGGGTCTCCATCTGGATGTGTATTACCGAGCGATCCGTGCTACTCGGTGCCTGACCTTGGCGATCTTACCTTGTACTTTAAAACAGGAACAGTAATAAAAAGACGGCTATTGAAAGCCTCAATCCCTTATTATATTCAGTATTATCGTTCTCATCTTGTACATTACTATGCGTTTAAAGGGATAGGTGATGACGGTCTTTGTGATTCTCTGAATAGATGCGATGGGGGAGACGGCAGAAAAAAAGCATCTCTTATCTCTCAAGATGAATTGCTAAACGAGACTGTGTATTCTATCAGTTCTGGAGTTGGCCCTGAATCTCATCTCGTCGAATCTGATTTCATAAATCCAACATTTCCGTTAGAGTACGATGAGAGAAGTATAGAAATAAAATTGAGTGATTTGTCTGGATGGTGTTATACAGATGACGAAGGGGGCGGATTTATATCAACCGGTATAGATTATTTTATGGTTCGCATCGATGGCATTGCTGGAGGTGATGACCCAAACGTATGGACTTTTTATTCGATATATTTTAATTACGAATAAACAATTGGAGAATAAATAATGTCAGAACAATCAACCAGAATAAAAGACCAAGCAAGTGGTGATTATATTGCTACAAGAGATGCTAATGAATTGGATGCAGACGGCAATAGTAGAGTTGTTCAATTAGTTGGATTGGCTGCTCGACATTTAGATGCTCCGGAAACTATCAGAGGAATAACTACTACTACGTCGAGTACTACTACTACATCATCAAGTACGAGTAGCACAACTACAACAGTATAAGGAGTAATATTATGGCAAAAATAACAGTGACTGATAGTCTTGATCTAAATAATTTGCCAGCAGAATTACTTGCAAATTTAATAACAGTAGGTGATAAGACAACTCTCCTTGTTAATCCAGAACATACGGTTAGTGACGGAGAAGTTTCTGTTACTCCAATTGTTTTTAATAGTGCCGGCACGATAGTACTTGCCGTATTAGAAACGAAGGCTTCTAATGTTTCAACTTTATTTCGTAGAGGAACCGGTTCGTATTTATCGGAACAACTTCAGTGGGATATTACTGGTGCTCCTAAGATAGGACTTCATGTTACAGCAATTGGTGGAGCTGCTAATGGCGTGTTATTAAGAGCTGGGGTGGTCTAGGGGTGGTCTAATTGTCAGAACAAGCTACCAGAATACAAAGTCAAAAACTTGGTGATCGTTTTGCTTCAAGAAACGCTAATGAGCAAGATGCAGACGGGCACGATCGAGTTATTACTTTGGTGGATTTTGTTTCGGGTTATTTAGATACCCCAGAAACAATAAGAGGGATAACAACTACTACATCCAGTACAACTACTACGAGTAGCTCGTCTACTTCAAGTACTATTAGCACGACTTCGTCAACTACTTCTACTACATCTAGTACAAGCAGTACTTCGTCAAGCACAACAACTACATCTTCAACAATCAGCAGTACTACAAGTTCTACAAATAGTACTTCTTCAACTATATCAATAACATCTACTTCTTCAACTATCAGTACTACGTCATCTACAAGTAGTACTTCATCAACAAGTTCAACCGTATCAACCACATCAAGTACAAGTAGTACTATAAGTACAACGTCTACAAGTAGTACTGTAAGTACAACAAGTAGTACTTCATCTACTATTAGTACGACATCAACAAGTAGTACCGTCTCTACAACATCAAGTACGAGTTCAACAACAAGTACTATTTCAACAACATCAACAACATCAACAACATCAAGTACATCAAGTACATCAAGTACATCAAGTACTTCAAGTACAATTAGTACAACAAGTTCTACTATATCTACAACAAGTACGGTTGCTTTGTCAGAGGAGCTTTTATTGCATATAGATAGTTCTGGGGCATCTTATTATGGGCTGTATAAAGTTTATCATTCTATAACTGCAGATGCAGATTGGGAGGTTACTTCAGTTTGGTTGGATGCTATATACTTAAATATAGCGGATAATGCTTTATTAAAAATTTATTTAGATGAAGGAGGAGATCCTGATTCAGGTACTTTAGTTGGCACATCTGACACAATAGCATTAGCAGTATCTCCTGGGACTGAAGAAACCTTTACTTTTGTATCTCCTGCAATCTTAGTAAACGGTTTGTCTTATTTTCTTGTTTTTGAACCGGTTGATCCTACTAAGGCGATATATTTATTTAGGACTGCTGCAAGTGTTTATGCTGGTGGAGGACTCGGTTATTATGATGGAGCAACGTGGACTGATAATGAGGCATATTACGATGCTCGTCAATTAAAAATTTATGGATATTTATAAATTATATAGAAAGTAGGCTATGTAGAAGGGACTATATTATGGCTGATTTTTTGAAAAGTCTTATTAAAAGGAGGTAAATGAAATGGAAGTAAAGGCAACAAAAGATTATAAAAAGTATTCATATTCGTTTGTGTTTGGTGCAGCGGATTTGTCTAAAACAGCTGCCATCTTGTATTATCTTGGTATTAAAGGAGAAGTGGTTAAGTTGGTTGCTACTATTCCAAATTGGACGAATACTGTGACAGCAGTTATAACAATGGATAATGCTGATTCTAAAGAGATATTCCAGTCATCTTCCTTGGCGCAAAACGAGGAGTATGATATAACTCTCATTCCAAATGAATGTGTTATTATGGGGGCAGAGGGGGAACAATGGAAAATTACTCTTTCTGGAGTTCCTGGCGGGGCTGGGGGAACAGTAACTTTAACAGCGTATGTAGCGGGGTGAAATAATGATTCATATTAAACGATCATTAACAGTAGGTGGTGGAGAAACTGTAGTTTATAATGGTACAGATACTCTTATAAATCTTAGTACTTCTGATCTTAATAAAGTGCATGTTATAGAAAATGCTGCAGCTGTTGTTGTTAATCTTCCTTCTGTTGGCGCAAGTGACGTAAAAGACTGGGTAGAATTTAGAAAGAAGGGAGCCGGCAATCTTACTGTTAATAGAGGTGGGGCAAATACAGTAGTTGGATTAACAAGTATTGCAAATACAGTAGCTGTACAGACCTATGCCTATGTAAGATTGATTTTAGAAACAGCAACAAATTGGGGTAGGCAAGGAGCGCTTGGTTCTTGGACTACGTCGTAAGGAGGGGGTTAAATGAATATGGTATTATCGGGTATTAAAAATATGATATCAGAAGACAATGGCAATCCATCATCTATGAGAATACTGGCTTTTTTAGTAATTCTTATAGTGATGGGTAATTGGACATATTTCAATATTACACACAATACGATTTCTTCTTTTGATTGGCAGGAAATATCGATGATTCTTGGTGTTCTTGGAATAAAAGGCTATCAAAAGAGTAAAGAGGAAAAGATAATCAAGGAGGTTAAAAAAAATGAGTAAATACCTCAAAATAATTATATTGTGGGCTATGATTGCTTGCATGGCTTTGCCTGTATCTGCATTTGAATTTCATGATGGAGTTGCTGCGGGAAATGATAATGAAATTCAGGTAAATGATTCTGGAGCTATGGGAAGTATTCCTGCTGCTATAGATGGTCAAGTAGTAATTGGAGTTACAGGCGCAGCTCCGGTCTTTGGAACTATTGCTGACGGCGAAGCAATAGATACTACTTTAGGTGCAGGAACTTTAGGGATTGCAGTTGAAGATGCATCCCCGACTAATAAAGGTGCTGCTTCATTTGGTGCTTCCGATTTTGATGTAACTGCTGGTAATGTTGCCATCGACTATACAAATGGTCAGGCAGCGGCCACAGGAGTTAAAGGATTCTTGACTGGAACAGACTGGGATACTTTTAACGGAAAAGCCACATCGGGTGCAAATAACGACATTACCTCAATGACAGGCCTTAGTAACGATGGTATCCCCCTTGCCAAAGTAGCTAATGCAGCCAGCGATGGCGCAAATTCTGATATTACTTCACTAAACGGCCCTGCTCTTGGCACGCCAGCTTCAGGTACACTAACCAGTTGTACAGGGCTTCCGGTATCCACAGGTGTCTCAGGTCTTGCTGCGAATGTTGCTACATTTTTGGCAACTTCTTCAAGTGCGAATTTGGCGAGTGCTTTAACAGATGAGACTGGAACTCTGTTGTCTGTATTTTCAGACAGTCCAGCCTTAACCACAGTTGCCTCAATCACTAAGACTGCAATAGGCGTAACACGATCAGATGCTTACGGTCTTGGTATTCTCAATACCACCGCAGCAGCAGCAGGCGCACAGCAATACTCACCGCCTCTTGTCTTTCGTGGAAGTGGCTGGAAAACAGATGCAACCGCAGCAAGTCAAAAAGTTGAGTTCCTGATGGATGTAAGGCCGGTTCAAGGTGCGGCTGCTCCGACTGGTTACTTGGGGATTTATCCGAGTATAGCAGATGCGGCTTATAGTGCTACTCCGGCTATTGCTGTTACGAGTGCGGGGATTGTTGGGATTGGGACGACGGCACCTGACCAGATTCTTACTATTGCTGAAACTGCTGATAAATCAGGTCTTAATATTAGAAGTAGCACCACAAACGATGGTTTGTATCTTACATCTGATGGAAGTGGACAGGCAATTATAACATCTGGTGCTGAATATACTGGAACTATTATAACCGATGCAAATGCGTGGATAGCAAGAGCAACTTCTGCTACGGGTATTTGGGGACATTCTGGAGAAATTAAGTTTTTCACCGACCCATCTTTAACACCAGGTAATACATTTACTCCTACTCAAAGAATAGTAATAGATACTGCCGGCAACATCGGCATCGGCGCAACCACCTTCGGCACAAACGCAGCCAAAGTCTTAGGCATAGGCAATGGTACTGCCCCAACCACACGTCCTGCTGATATGGTTCAGGCTTGGGCAGCGGATGTGGATGGAACTGCCGGAGCTTCAGGCTTGCATGTACTATCCGAAGATGGTCTCACAGTTAAGATGGGCGACGACAAGTTAATTGCTTCAATGACCAAAACTATAACTGGGGCGGTGGCCGATGGATATTGTGCGGGACTTAGATTAACTCCTATCTATACCGCTGCTACAGCACAAACAGTAACGAGGCATAATTATATAGGGATTAACAATGTAACTGGAATTGGTGCTGGCCCTGCGGCAATCACAGACGGCGCAGTCTTTAGATTTGATGCGGCAACTGGTACACATAAATGCTTAGCTTCTCCTGCTGCTGTTGGTGTAACACTTGGAACAGGCCCTACTGGGGCTAATGCTGGAGACCCTCTTGGATGGATGAAGATTAATGTGAATGGTACACTAAGATATATGCCTTATTGGTAAGGAGAAACTAATTATGAAAAGAATTATTATTTTAAGTATTGTATTTATGTTTATAGTCGTACCTGTTTATGCGGCTGATGTAATTATTACGCTTACAATTCCAGATGCTTATGTTGCACGGCTTCAGGCAGCAGTTGAAGGTAGTCTTAATTGTACTGTTGTAGATGAGAATGGAGTTATAATTGATACTCTTAATGCTAAAGCTTGTTTAACTCGTAAAATAAAAAATGAGTTGATAGATTTTTTAAATCGGTATGAAGAAAAAGTAATTAAAGAAGCTGCAACTGAGGCTTACAATGCTATATATCAGGACTGGCTTGATAATTACGTACCTATACCTATACAATAAGGGGGAATTATGAAAAGAATTATTATTAATGCAGTAGTTTGTTTGTTTTTATTTACTGGAACTTGCTTTGCAGGAGAAAAAGAAGAACTACAGCTTAAAATAGAAAACTTAACCATGCAGCTTACAATTCTTCAGCAAAGATATGAGTTGATAAGCAAGATTGAACTACCGGAACTTACAAATAAGATGAATAAGATTCTTGCAGAAGAAAAGAAGGCCAAAGAAGCAAAAAAGGAAGTGAAAGATAAGTGAGACGATATCTTTTAGAAGCAATAATATGCTCCTTTATAGCTATATATGTAGCAACTTTTATAGGCTGCATATCGGCAACAGTAATTCGTAAGGACTGTTGGGATTTAGCAGTTTCTAAAGGATTAGTCTGCACCAGGGCAGGCTATCAATGTGAGATTTGGCTGGGCGTCCTTACAACCACCCCATCACATGCTGAAGCCTGTGTGATAGTAGATGGTAAACGAATCTGGTTGCAGGATATAGGAAAGAACAGTATTTTGCTTGACCCTGATTGGAAGCAACCAGGTTTTGAGCCTATTATTAGGTATGATGTTTTTAGATTTATTGAAATTGTTTATAAGAGCGGGGCATTCAAGGATAATATTGTAGAAGGGGGCAGCAAACATGATTAAGTATCCTGAACAACCTATGTTTGGTAGACCAAGAGCGTGTCCGAAGTGCAATCATCTGAATCCTTCTGGATATAGGCTCCCTGATGACTGTATGTTTTGCAATGGGAAGAATGGTTTCTTTACTAAAGAACAAAAGGAGGAATTTGAGAAATGTATAAAACAAAACAGTTAATATTAGTATTATTTTTAGTTCTTGGTTTAGTTTCAATTTGCTTGGCAGATTCCACTGTCAGGTTCGAATGGGACGCAAACAGCGAAACAGACCTTTCGGGTTACCGGTTGTATCAGTCTGCAACGCCAGGAAGCTATGTCTACGGTAAGGGGAATGAGGTTGCTGAGATTCCCGTTGGCACTGAAACATTAACGCTTCCGAACGTACCAGATGGAGACTGGAGTTGGGTACTTACTGCTTTTGACACACATGGTAATGAGAGCGGGCCTAGCAACGAGGTAGGAGCTAATTTGGATACGGAAGCCCCTAAAGCACCTTCATTTAGGTTGATATCTGTGGAGATTAATAGATAATGTATGCTCCAGCAGGCTTAAAACTTAGTAAGAAAATGGAAGCATTATTGATCGGATTGATGATTCTTAATATACCGTTTAAGCTATTCAGAAAATTGTTAAAGGCCATGGGCTTGGGTAATGGGAGAGTGATATGATTACTTTGCCATTTGGTTTAAAAAGTAAAAAAATAGAAGTATATGATTTAATCCGCGTAGGTGATGTGATAACAGTTGATAAAGGGTTGGAGTTGGCTCGGTTTTTCAAAATGCAGTATATAGTTGAACGTCTTGAGAAACATCCAGAAAAATTTAACTCTTTTGTATTTGACGGCTGTTCGCTGATTCCGGATAGGCTATTATATATTTGCAGGGGATTAAAATGGAAAGACGTTGTATACAAAGCATGCCTTCTGCATGACATTCAGTTTGGATATGGTCAGATAGGCAATACAAAAGAAGAAGCTATGGCTAATGCTGCTTTTTTTAATAATTTAATAGATGCGGGTAT